TTTAAAAAGCTTAACGGTCGGGAGAGTCGATGAAGGCAAAGACTAATCAGTTGTCAAGGAAAACCCAGATGAGGGTGATGAATGTGCACCTGTAAAGGCGAAGTATGTGTGAAGCATGAGGCGAAACACAATTAAATTAAGTAAATGTGAATTCAATGGCGGTAATGCGTCCAAAGTATTCAACTTTTGTTGAGACCATAGGGTCTATTTGCCAAACGTCAGAGACGGCAGCAAGATAATCTTCAATGGGAAGATCGGCTCCAAATGCGATGAGGCGCGATGGAGATAGTTTCGAAGCGTCAGCAATTGTGTCATAAACATCATCAGAAGAGATTGAAGAATGGTTTATTATAGCAGTTGCGTCATGGACGGACGAAGAAATAGGTCGCATGTCAAGAGAAACATTTAATTCGTTTCCGTGGACACGGAGGTTGTGTGCAAAGTTGACTGGATTGAACCAGCGTTTGCTGTTCACATGGATAAAATGTGAAGTGGACAAAAAACAAGTGACAAGACCAGATGAGGGTGTGATGTCAAAAATGTCTTTAGAGACGGATGAAATGAATTGCATAACGGCAATGTCATCTTCCGAAAAGGGTTCTTCAACGAGGTATGATTGAAGAGAATTATGTGAATGTGGGATGCATTTTGAAGTAATGCGTTTTTGAATGGCTTCATTAGTTTGAAGAGGATTGCGGTCGTATCTCGAATTGCGTGCAAGATGGCGAATGCGAAATGAGGCCCATAACATTTTAACCTTGGAAAGGGCGTTATGATAGTTGTAGAAAGAGCGTAAAAACTGATTGTAGCGAAATGGGTTTTTTCGATGGCTAACTTCAGATTTAAAGATGACAAGTATTTCATTGTTCCATGGGTAAGATCCATAGGGTTTGATGAAATCAAAAAAGGAAGATTGGAGATAATAATTGTATAGCTCTCTAAGATATTGGTCAGACAAATTAGTAATTTTGCAGACGAAATATGATAGTGGATACTTGTTAACACATTGACGTAAGACGCGCAATGAGAGTCGGGTTTGGATGTGAGTAATTTCAGTACGAGGCTGATTAAATCCCATATCAGGTCCGATAGCAGTATCAATGTTTACAAATTGAGCCTGTTGGGGATAGGCTTGGGAAGTGAGAGCATCTTCTACGGCAAAGTTGACACGGGAACGGTCAGAAACCTTGTAGCAGTGAGCTTTCTCTTCATCAATTTGAGGATGAAGGGAGATTGACTGTATTTTTGTGTTGGGAAACCATATGAGTTGCGCGTTAATGGCGGAACCAGGATGAGAACCAATGTCAAGGGAAGAGGTGATTGTAAATCTATTTAAATGCGCTGATTTAGTAAGCGTTTTAATGGATTGTCCAAGTTTAGCACCAGCATTTCCTTTGAAAGGAGAATATACAGTAAAGGGTGTAAGAAGTTTTTTAAAAGCATAAATGCGAGATGGTGATACTTTGAGATCTCGTTCGTGAGAATTACGGTTAATGTAATCGTCGACAGACAAGGCATAGTCTCTATTATCATCAGTTTTAAAAAACTGAAACCGAGGAGGTTTAAGGTAAGCGTCGTTTAGTTCATTCCACGTTTTAGCGGATGTACAAGTTTCAGCTTGTGGAGAGAGTGGTGGAGAAGAGACATCAAATCCATAGAGGGATTCGATTTGTGAAACGGAAGGCACGGTAGGCAAGGTAGTAAATGGAAGATCTTTAAGACCAAATTTACGACAGAAGTCAGCAGAGATAGGGACTTCTTTGACTTTATGCACATCACGTAAGACAGTGAGTGATTGAAGAAGGGCATTACGCACTTCTAAATTATAAAAGTTATCAATTAGGTGTCCAAGCATTCTTTCAGCAGTGTGAAGGGGAACGTTAGAAACTTTCCTAGATTGAAAGACTTCAGGATAGATAATTCTGGAGAAGGTTTCGACAGTAGGTCGATAAGGAACTTTAGCACCTTCAATGGTAGGATGATCAATGATAGTTTTAGAAAGGAAATCTACTTCAGAAAAAGAACGTCCATAAGAAACGGTTTTAGGATTAATTTTAAAATTATAATGGCCATATAAGCAAGAGAACTTTTGAATGAGTTCGCGAATATATGCGTCGGAGTCAGCGAGACGATTGGTTGGAATGCGCAAGGCAATCAGGTTGTCGTCACCATAAACTTTAATATAGTTATTAACATCTTTAAGGATGTTACGTTGTATGGCACGGGCGATAGGCCCATGAGCAGACGTGTTGTCTGGAGCGGTTAGATTCCATCCAGATTTCATACCATGGTCAGTCTGGTAAGAATATCCATGAGGGAGAACGACAATAGCGTCAATCATGTCGTCGTAAATCTTTTTAAAGTTCTTAAGCCATAATTCTTTAAGAGGAATATTGTCCCATGAGAGAGAAGAAATGACATTAAGGTGTTCGTCACGAAGTGACTGAAGAAGTTCACGAGGAACAGACGTATCCCAGCCAGAAACATCAAGAGATATTAAGGCGAGGTCGCTTGGGTCACTCTTAGTAAAAGAGGACAGGTCGTAACCTAATGCGGTAAGAATTTCATTGCGAAATCGTGAGGCACCATTATGAAACCACGAATGGCCTATAGCGGAGGAAGACTTCGAAAGGTTCTTAACCATTTGTGAAGTGAAGAGCTGGGAGTATTTTCCAGCAATTAAAAAGCGTTGGAATCCATCATATTCAACCATACGGGCTGGAGATGAGGAAATTTTATCTGGCGTGACCAGTTTACCACGGCCACCGGTTTTCCAGTAGGTGGGAAATTTTTCAAGTCCTTCAAGAAATTGTGTGGCAGCAAGCTGTTTGGCGGCAGTAATAGCGTCTCTACGAAGAGGATAGCGTGCGTCAAGAGGGTAGCCTGAAGCAGAAGAAGGGTTGTATTTAACATCATCATAGTTGCAAGGGTCGTTAAGACTAGCTAGCAGCTGTGTTTGAAAAGATGGTTCGTACATACCTATATCTTTGAAGAAATCATGAAGATCATACGAGAAGCTTTTCATGGTTTTTTCTGATAATTTAATGCATGGTTTATCAAATTTCTTTAAATATTTAACTTTTCTAACAGCGGTAGGATTAACACGACGGTAAGTGCGTTGAGAAAGAAGGAGTCCGTCTGGAGAGAAGGTCTGAAGCAGTTCAGTAGCGAGCTGATCAGTAGGCATAGAAATTGGATCTGAGGATCCAGAAGAAATAGTCTTTCCTAAATACTTAAGGGTATGTAGGTTGGAATTAAGTGATAAGATTTCAGCATAGTAAGCAGAAGGAGTTTTTGCTTGAATAGTAGGGCAAACAAAACAAGGAGGAGGATCAGGATCAGGATTGGAGTTAGGAAACTCGAAAACGGATTTCTGAGAAGCTCGGAGAGCAGGTTCAATAACGTGATCGTACTCAAAGGCAGCACGAGTGGTATGTGCGACTTTCAGATTGTGGTCGTCTAATTTAAGGCTTAAGTCGATAAATTCTTGAGAATAAGTAGGAATAGAATACATATATACACAAATTAATGAAACAAAATGCGAAGAAAAATATGAAATAGAGGAATTAATATTAGGGAAGAAGGGAAGCATGGCAGGCGAAAAGACAATAACAATGTCAGAAGCGAAACCAATTAAGAAGGAGAGAATGAGGGTCCAAATTACCAAGTGAAAAAACAAGGGAAGAAGGTCACCTAAGGCTCCAATTAAATTGAAAATAGCATAGCGGTTAAAGAAACGTCTAGAAGAAAGACGAAT